CGTGGGGTGTATAAAAAAAAGAGCGCCCCCCCGCCACAAGTGGTGGCGGCTCTTCACAATCCGGACATTACGAAGACTGCGTTCAATGCCGCCTTTGAGATGACCTGTCTGCAAAAAATATATCCGGATATGGACATTACAAACTGGGAGTGTACTTCTGTACTAGCGTTATATTGCTCTCTACCTACATCCTTGGACGCTGTATCTAAGGCGTTAAAACTTGGAGTCGAAAAAGACTCTCGTGGTAAATCACTGATTCAGTATTTTTCGGTTCCTTGTAAACCAACAAAATCAAACAAAGGACGTACCCGTAATTTACCGGAACACGATCCGGAACGGTGGGCTGAGTACATTGAATATAATAGGCAAGACGTTGTAGTTGAGCGGGCTATCCGTAACCGCCTACTACCCTTAAAACCGCCGGACATTGAACACGAGTATTGGCTCATGGACTTGGCCATTAACCGTAACGGCATTGCCGTTGATAACAAAATGATAGACAATGCGTTAGCTTTTGATGATGAATTCAAGCGTAAATTGACAGTTGAAGCCAGTGCTTTGACAGGGCTTGAAAACCCGAACAGTCCTTTGCAACTTAAAGAATGGATAGAAAATCGACTTGGGCACGAAATCCCCGGTATGACTAAAGCTGTAGTGACTGATTTATTGGCTGAGGATTTACCGGCTGATGTTCGTCGTGTATTGGAACTAAGGCAGATGCTCGGGAAAACAAGCGTGAAAAAATATGCGGCTATGCGTAATGCAGAATGCTCGGACGGACGTATTCACGGTATGCTACAGTTTTATGGTGCCATGAGAACCGGACGTTGGGCCGGACGTATTGTGCAGTTGCAGAACCTACCTCGTAACTACCTTGAGGATTTGGACACCGCCAGAGACGCGCTCAAGCAAGGCGATTTAGAAATGTTTGAGTTACTATATGGCGATGTGTCTGATACACTGTCTCAGCTCATTCGCACAGCCTTAGTGGCTGAACCGGGAAATCGCTTTATTGTGGCCGATTTTAGTGCTATCGAAGCCGGGGTCATTGCTTGGTTATGTAGTGAAAAATGGCGTCAGAAAGTGTTCGCCGAAGGTGGCGATATTTACTGTGCATCAGCTTCTAATATGTTCCACGTACCAGTCGAAAAGCATGGTGTGAATGGACATCTCCGGCAAAAGGGAAAAGTGGCTGAGTTAGCCCTCGGTTATGGCGGTGGAGTAAAAGCATTGATTGCAATGGGCGCTTTAAAAGGCGGTATCGCCGAAGACGAATTGCCGGATATTGTAAGAAAATGGCGTGCTGCATCACCTCGAATCATTAAGCTATGGAATGATGTAGATTTTGCAGCTAAAGAAGCTATTAGAAAAGGCGGACCGGTCACTATTATCCATCGTGGACTACGATTTGAACGGAGAGATGGAGCCTTATTTATTACATTACCGAGTGGTCGTCGATTGGCATATACAAAACCACGCATTGGCGAAAATCGTTTTGGTGGCGAGTCTATTACCTATATGGGCATGAACCAGATGGCCAACAAATGGGAACGATTAGAAACCTATGGCGGTAAGCTCACAGAAAATATTGTGCAGGCCATCGCTCGTGACTGCTTAGCCGGCGCAATGTATCGGTTATATAAGCACGGCTACAAAATCTGTGCTCACATACACGATGAAGTAGTCATTGAAGCGCCTATAGGTGTCGGTAGTTTAGAGGAAGTAATTAAGATCATGTGTATTTCAGAGCCGTGGTGCGAAGGTTTGATATTAAACGCAGCTGGCTTTGAAAATCCATATTATATGAAAGATTAAGAGGAGGAATTATCATGATTGGCAAGACGCAGATTAAACAGCAACAAGAAGCTATTAAATATTTACGAGATTTGGTGCTACAAGCCGAAGACGGTGATAGTAAACAAGCTGCTCTCGATTATTGCGACGGATGCTTAACCGCCTGTAAATTAGGACTCGAAGTGTTGGCCAAACAGGAAGAAGCTAAGAAAGCGGAATCTAAAGACACCGAAACAACGACTGAAACAAAACCTAAAAAACGGACTACTCGAAAGAAAAAAGCTGAACCGGTTGAAGAACCAACTCCAGCTCCGGAAGAATCTATTGAACCGGAACAAACGCAGGTTGATGATAACTTTGATGATTTATTATAGGACGGTAGCAATGTATGAGTACGGTATTATTTCAGCTCAAGGTGCCTCGACTATTTGAAGTCGTACGACGGAAACAAATAGGGACGTGGAAACCGGCTATTCAATATCACGTTAGTTGTGGAGGCAGTTTTACCTGTTATTGGCCGATGCAGCCAAACGGTTTTTCTGTACAAGTCGATTCCTATTATGCAGATAATTATCATTGCCCGTTTTGTGGACAAGAGGTAAATTGCGATACATTTACTATAAATGCCGAAGACGAGAATCGTATTCCTTTAACTATGGACCTATCTATAGTTAGTCGCAGAACCGAAATCGACGTGATTTTTAAATATGATTCGGTAATCGTTGATGGGGACCCAGGTCTTCGTCAAATTATAAAAGGGCATAAATCTAAACGAACAGATATAGTACGATTTGATTTTAAACAGCGTCGAGTGCTCTACATTCGTCGTGGCATTGCACGCAGTAGTGTAATTGAAGTTATTCCGGATTTCAAACCACCAGGATACTTTGATTCATCCACGCCTTTTTACTGGTTAAGAGGAACTTACCAAAGCTTATTAGTTGAACATAAAGAAGAGTTAAAATCGTTTACGACCATTCTAAAAAAGGCTTTTTTGGAGAAGTTAAGTAAACGTGTTGGCTATAAGGTTCCTGGAATTCGTCAATCGGTTAGTATGTCGTGTTCCATTGGTGTGTTTAAAGGTCTGTTCGATACACTGGTATTTAGAATGGCGGCACCAGATGGTCCGTCCATAAGCGAAGAGCTTTTGTCAGATTATGTAGAAAATCAATACAACCATATAGCAGAACCTATGGAGTCCTTATTGGATTTAACGCGTTCCGGTACATCCTGGATTAATGCTTTAATTAAACTCTATCGGCTAAAAAACAACAGGCTTACTCGCCAATTATTGTTGACTCGACCTTTCTGGGCTATCAACGTATTATCGTTAATAAACGCTTTCTCAGATAATCCTAATTATGAACGCACATTACTTTCTTTCTTTAAAGCATCGCAAAATGAGTACGGCCGTAATCATTGGCAATTTAGAGCTTGCACTCGGTTACCTGAGTTTTTATCAATTTATCGCTATGTTCGTGGTGAAGGTGCTGCCGTAAATTTAGTAACGTCTGTTAAAGACTTTTACCATTTACGCGATTCAGCCGAAACGTATTTCCGTTTATCGCGGCAAAATCGTAAAGGCTTTTGGGCACAACGAATTAAGGCAAGAGATGTACATGATACGTTAGTCGCTTTGTCTAAAAAAGAGAAGATAAAAAATAAAAGCATTCAACAGTCCTACATTTACAAACGCCTCGAGGCAACAATTGACGGTTACGAGTTCAGCGTGCCGAAGGAAACGCACGCATTAGTGGATATCGGCACTAAGCTGCATAATTGTGTAGCGACCTACGCTGACCGAGTAATCAAAGGGGCTGTAGCTATCGTGGTGGTTTCGAAAAACAACGAATTGCAAGCTTGTATCGAAGTAACACCTCGTGATGACGGTTTAAGCTTTGTGCAGATTCATCAGGCAAAGTTGTCTTGTAATCATCCGGTGCGAGAAGATCCGGTGCTGAATAAGGCTGTTATAGAATGGGCCGATAAAGTTAAGCTCAATGCATTTAAGTATAATTACGACATTGCAAGGTTAGGAGGCACGGCGATTTGAGCGACATTGTTATAAAAATAGCTACGGGCCCTAATCGCTATGCCCGTAGCTGGAAGACCGAAGAATTAAAGTGGTCGGAGTTGGTATCACAATTAAGTAAGGCTATCGTTACCAAAGAAACTGCTGCTGAATATAAACGTATGACCAAGGCCCAGCAGGGCGGTGTGAAGGATGTAGGCGGCTTTGTTGGTGGCTATATCCCTAAGAACTGCCGACGCGTTAACGGTGCCGTAAAACAGCGATATTTGTTGACACTGGATGCCGATAGCCCAGATGAGGATTTCCTTGTAATGCTTGATTTGGCTCTTGATGCGTACGAATACGTATTATATAGCACACACAGTCACACGCCTAAACAGCCCCGGTATCGAATTATTATTCCGACGGATAGGCCAATGCTACCGGATGAGTTTCAAGCGGTGTCACGGCGAATGGCCGACGCAATCGGAATCGAATCGTTTGACCCGTCGACACACCAACCGGAACGACTTATGTATTGGCCGAGCCATCCAAAAGACGTAGAGTACGTATTCCAACATCACGCCGGTTCACTGTTACCGGTGGACGAAATATTGGCCACGTATACAGACTGGACGGATGTTAGCCTTTGGCCAACAAGTTCGAGAGCTGAAAATCTAGTGATGCGGAGTGTTAAGAAGCAAGGTAATCCGCTGGAAAAGAAGGGCCTTATCGGTGCCTTTTGCCGGAGTTACAGTATAACAGCTGCTATCGATAAATTTTTACCGGATATATACGCTCCATGTGATACGCCAAATCGATATACCTATCGTGCCGGTTCTACCGTGGCCGGGCTTGTCGTATACGACAATGACACGTTTGCCTATAGCCATCACGGAACCGACCCGCTAAGTGGTAAGTTGGCCAATGCTTTCGATTTGGTTCGCATCCATAAATTCGGCTCACTCGATGAAGACTGCGACGCTAAAACGAGGTCCGATGCAAGGCCTTCTTTCAAAGCGATGATGAACTTCGTTAACGAAGACGGAGCCGCACCGGTGCTATTGGATAAGGAACGAGCGGCTAAGTATTCCAACGAATTTGATGATATTGCTTCTTTAACCGGCGACGATACCGATGATGCTGATGCTGATGATAGCTGGATGCGTAAATTACAGCGTACGAAGTCAGGTGTGCCTGAATCGAACCCGTACAACTGTATATGGATAATGCAGCATGATCCGCAACTCAAGAATCGATTCGGTCTGGACGAGTTCGCACACCGTATCGTAGTGCTCGGTAATCTGCCGTGGCGTACGGTAAACGGTAGCGATTTATGGGGTGATACTGATGATGCTTGTATACGGAATTACTTATCCACGGTATATCAAATTAAGGGCAAGGGCATTATCGATGATGCGATTACAGAGGTCATGAACCAAAATAAATTTCATCCTGTCCGCGAATACTTAACAGCTCTAAATTGGGACGGCACGGAACGCGTCGATTCCTTGTTCATTGATTTTATCGGTGCCGAAGATACCCCATATATTCGAGCGGTTACGAGAAAATGGCTGTGCGGAGCTATAGCCCGCGTTATGGAGCCCGGCATTAAGTTTGATACGGCTATCGTATTATACGGCGAACAGGGGCTCGGTAAATCGGTTATATTGGAACGATTGGGCGGTAAATGGTTTAATAATACCCTACAGGATATCAAGACCAAAGACGCCTTAGAGCAAATACAAGGTGCCTGGATTAATGAATTGGCTGAATTATCGCCGACGTATAAAAACGATAATGAGATTGTTAAGGCATTCTTAAGCCGCACGACAGACCGTTTTAGAGTCCCGTATGGCCGCCGAACGGAAGAATACCCAAGACAGTGCGTGTTTGCCGGCTCCACGAATAATTTACTCTTTTTGAAGGATCGTACCGGTAACCGACGCTTTTGGCCGATTAGTGGTGATAAGCGTCGGAAGGTGCGTAACTCGTGGGATTTATCAAAAGATGAGGTGGACCAAATCTGGGCCGAGGCTTTCATGCTGTGGGCTAACGGTGAGTCACTTGTATTAGATGAGCAGCTGGAGCAGGAAGCCATTAAAATTCAGCAGTCACATACAGAGGGCTCCGAACTTACAGGACTCATCGAAGAGTATTTGTCAGTGCTATTGCCGCCTAATTGGGATAGTAAAGACTTATATGACCGGAGAGCTTATCTGGAGTCTTACGATGAAGAGTCTGGCGGTAAACCACGAGAAAAGGTATGTGCTCTTGAGATTTGGTGTGAGGTGTTGAGCGGTGACCGTAAAACACTATCAAATGCTAAAGCCCGTGAGCTTATTGATATTCTGCAATCAATATCGGGGTGGGAGCCGTACAATAAGGGATCCGGTAAACTACGGTTTGGTAAATTGTACGGCGTGCAAAAAGCGTTCGTGCCCTCGGACAGAGGACACAATAAGCTGTGATTTTATCGAAAACGGTGTTCCGGAGGTGTAGCCAATTACCGTAGCCAATTATTATATCTAATTTTATAGATTTAATAATTATACTTCTCTATACATAGAAGATTATAGATATATACTATAAAATTGGATACGGCTACGGGATTGGTCACGGAATTGGCTACGGCTTAAAGTATGATTGCTATTATATTTATATGTGTAATGTAGCCAATGTAGCCAATTATTACTAATTAATTATAAATATAATAATATTGTATATACGCGTGTATATATATTAGTGTATATCTAAAAAATAGCCTATATATAGTTTTGGCCAATAATTGGCTACATTGGCTACACACGAATGTTCGAAGGAATGGTGTATATGGAATGGACTGAAAAGCAAGTCGAGGCCTTTATGAAATCAGAGGCCCGAAAAAGAGGATGCCTATTTTATAAATTCGTATCCCCCGGTAATGACGGAGTGCCGGATAGAATCTTAATCACTAAGAACGGTCGGGTGCATTTTATTGAATTAAAGACAACGAAGGGCCACCTATCCCCTACGCAACAGGTGCAGATTGGCAGATTGGAAGAGCATAACGCCCAGGTTTGTGTGGTGCGGGGCAAGGAAGGCGTAATTAACTTCTTTGAAGAGGCGGGCTTATGAAGTTTACCCCGCATCCCTATCAAACGATAGCTATTGACCGGATAGTCGCTAATACACACTACGGACTGTTACTTGACATGGGCCTGGGTAAAAGTATTTGTACTCTAATGGCCATTAATCAGTTAATCAACAACCGGTTTGAGGTGACAAAAGTATTACTAATCGCACCAAAGAAAGTAGCGGAAAGTACCTGGGTGCAGGAAGCTACTAAGTGGGACGATACCAAGAATCTTAAAATTGTAAAGGTGTTAGGATCCGCTAAGCAACGTATCGACGCCTTGCATACTAAGGCTGATGTATACGTGATTAACCGTGAAAATGTTACCTGGCTATGTGATTACTATAAGCATACTATAAAACAATGGCCATTTGATATGTTGGTCGTTGACGAAAGTAGCAGTTTTAAGAATCCCAGGGCCAAACGTTTCAAATCGCTACGACGAGTCAGAGGCTTGTTTGATAGAATCGTCATCCTTACCGGTACGCCGGCACCAAACACACTGATGGACCTGTGGTCTCAAATCTACTTACTGGACGGTGGCGAACGATTAGGTCGCACGATTACCGAATATCGCGATAGGTATTTTGTACCGGATAAAACTAACGGTCATATTGTATATAGTTACCGGTTAAAGGCATCGGCGGAAAAGGATATTTATAAACGCCTACAAACGGTATGTATGAGCTTAAAGGCTGCTGATTATTTATCACTACCGGAACGCATTGACAATGTAATTCGAGTAGAAATGACCGATGAAGAAAAAGCCTTGTATCAAACGATGGAACGTCAGCACGTACTAGCATTGGCAGATAGTGAAATAATTGCACTAACTGCCGCAGCTGTTGCGAATAAACTGTTACAGATGGCTAATGGGTATGTGTACGACGATGACAAGCATTGCACGAAAATTCACGAGCAGAAAATTGAAGTGCTGAAAGAACTGGCCGATACAAATGCAGGAAAGCCGATGTTGGTATTCTATAATTTCCGTCACGACTTAACTGCAATCAAGAAGGCGTTCCCAAATGCACGAGAATTAAAAACGGATGCCGATGTAGCGGATTGGAATAATGGACATATTGATATGCTACTCGCACATCCGGCTTCAGCCGGCTACGGACTTAATTTACAAGCCGGAGGGCATATTATCGTATGGTATGGGTTAACGTGGAGCTTGGAGCAGTATCAACAGGCCAATGCACGATTATATCGTCAAGGGCAAAAGGAAACCGTGATTATACACCATTTGGTAACTACCGGCACGATGGACGAGCAAGTTATGCGAGCTATCGCTAGAAAAGAAGCGGGTCAGAATGAATTACTGGAAGCGATTAAATATAGGCGGTCATTATATGACACGATGAAAGGAGAGTAGCGTATGAACTCAAATAGAGATGATTTAAAAAAAGGTATTATGGCTATGCTATGTGGATTAGGGTACCGATATATACTTCGTGTCCGAGATGATAACATATGGGCGTATAAAGACAGGTCTGACAAAACACAGAAGGAAATCGCAGAGTGTGTCGGATTAAATTGGGCGAGAGAGGCATTCGAGGATCTTCAAATCGATAGAATACTGGATATCTATCTTGAAGTGGGGGACATGATATGGGCATTGGTACCCGTTAATACACTGGTGCTTGTTAGGCACAATGATACAGAACCTTGGGTACGACGACATTTCTATAAATACAATCCTGATTCAGCTAAACCGTATGAGTGTTACTGGCAAGGTAAAAGCCAATTTACAATACGTGACGAACCTAGCGAATGGCAAATTACCGGGTGGGAGCAGATTAGGTTTATTGAGTTCGAATCAATGAAGGGAGTTTAAGGAATGTGGATATTCGTATTACAGGTGATAATGCTTGTATTGAAACTCACGGGACTCGTCAGTCTTAGTTGGTGGCTGGTGTTATCGCCGACACTAGTCCCCTTATTATTCTTAGTATTGGCTGTAATCTTTGAAACGCTGTTTACATGATTAAAGTGGGTTTGGAGGATTTACTTGAGTATGGAACCAAGAGAAAAACGTCGTATAGCACGGTTAGAATTATCAAAACTTAGGGATATGGAAAAAGAGCGTAAAGCGTTAAGAGAACAATTCTGTGATTTATTGAGAGATGCAGCTCCAGACGGATTGCCGGAATGTAGTATCGGCGGTGAACGAGTGAGCGGTGGAGGACGGGAACCGACGCTAACGATTCTTAAGAAAATAACGGAGTTTCAAGGACTTATAGAGATTGAGAATGAGCGAATTGTAGAAGAACAAATTCGATTATTTAACATTATTTCCCAGTTACCGGATTCCCGGCATCGTACACTATTGCGAAGTAAATACGTTCAAGGACATAGTTTGGAGCGTATCGCCGTAGATTGGCATATGGCCTATGAAAGTATTAAGTACAATCATAAGAAGGCACTTGAAAGTTTTTACGACGTTTTTATGAAATAAAAGTTTACCTGTTTTTACCCCCTAGGTCTGTGATATCATGTAAACTGTAGAAAGAAGCGAATAAAGCTAATAATGATTTTACACTCCTCAACAAATGCCTATGGTGAGCAAGACGAGCATCCGAAAGGATGCTTTTCTTGTACATGGAAGAGTACCCAAGTGGATTAAGGGAGCTGTCTTGAAAACAGCGAGGCGTTAACACGTGCGTGGGTTCGAATCCTACCTCTTCCGCCACATTGCCTAGTAGCACAATGGTAGTGCAGTCGGCTGTTAACCGACCGGTTATAGGTTCGAATCCTATCTAGGCAGCCACATGGATCTTTAGCTCAGTGGTAGAGCACTCGGCTCATAACCGAATGGTCGTAGGTCCGAATCCTACAGGATCCACCAGTAAGCCGGAGATGTAATTTCATTTTGCGGTGTAAGAGGCTAGCTAGAACTAGCTACAGCGGGAGAATACCCCGCATTTTTTATTGCCCAAAAGGAGGTGATGACGTGACGCCAAAAAGAGAAAAGTTTTGTGTTGAATATCAGGTAGATTTTAATGCAACACAGGCCGCTATACGAGCCGGATATAGCGAACGTACGGCATATAGCATAGGACAGCGATTGTTGAAAAATGTTGAAGTTCAAAGCCGCATTCAAGAATTAAGAGCCAAAGAGTTTAAGAAAACCATTGCCACCGCTGAAGAAGTGGAGGCGATGCTATCTAGGGCCATGCGCGGTGAGCTCGATGAAGAAGTTGTAGTGGTTGAGGGCTCCGGAGACGGATATAGCGAAGCTAAGATTATGACTAAACAAATATCCGCTCGAGACCGGTTAAAGGCGGCCGAATTAATGGGTAAACGCCATCAACTCTTTACTGATAAGGTCCAAATGTCCGGGGAATTAATGCCAATATTTGTCGGAGAGGATGATATTAGTGATTAACTATGACCCGGCCAAATATCAACCAGTACGATTACCCGAGATATTCGGCGCGGGTTATGGGAAGTTTATTCGATTCCGCGGACGTTATCGTGTGGTCAAGGGTAGTCGTGCATCTAAAAAATCGGCTACAGCCGCACTGGACCTTATTAAAAATATATTAAAGTACCCCGAAGCGAATGCGTTAGTGGTTCGTAAGGTATTTCGTACCTTAAAAGACAGCTGCTATGCACAGCTTAAGTGGGCGGCTAGACGGTTGAAGTGCTATCATCTGTTCCGGTTTACCGAAAGCCCTCTTGAGATTACGGTTATTGCTACCGGTCAAAAAATACTGTTTCGTGGATTAGATGATCCGCTTAAAGTTACTTCAGTAGCCGTAGATTCAGGTTCGTTGTGTTGGCTGTGGGTCGAAGAAGCCTACGAAATCACGAATGAAGAAGATTTTGATATGCTGAATGAATCCATTCGTGGTCAATTACCTCCGAATTTATGGCATCAAATAACGATTACCTTTAACCCGTGGAACGAGCGTCACTGGCTCAAGAAGCGGTTTTTTGATACTCAAAATAGTGATGTGCTGGCCATGACGACGAATTACACTTGTAACGAGTTTTTAAGTCCTTCAGACATCAAAGTATTCGAGGATATGAAACGCAACAATCCACGGCGATATAAGGTAGCCGGATTAGGTGACTGGGGTATCGTCGAAGGGCTTGTTTACGAAAACTGGGAAGAGCGAGTATTCGATGTCGCTGAAATAAGTAAGCGGCCAAATGTACAAAGTTTCTTTGGTTTGGACTTCGGTTTTACAAATGATCCGTCGGCACTGTTTTGTGGGCTAGTCGATACGGCCGCTAAAGAGATTTATGTGTTTGACGAGATGTATCAAAAAGGCCTAACTAATGACGAAATCGCAGAAACGATTACTCGTATGGGCTATGCTAAGGAACGTATTCGAGCTGATTCAGCGGAGCCTAAGTCTATTGTTCATTTAAGGAGATTAGGATTGCGACGTATTACTGCGGCCCTAAAAGGCAAGGATAGCGTTAATGCCGGTATTCAGGTATTACAAGACTATAAGATTATCATCCACCCTCGCTGCGTGAATTTCATAACCGAAATCATGAACTACGCTTGGGACGAAGATAAATTCGGTAAAAAACTGAATAAGCCAATTGATGATTTTAACCATTTAATGGACGCCATGCGGTATGCATTGGAACCGCTGATTAAAATTAGAAAAGGAGGGATAAGATTTGGAAACGGGGACGAATGATAAGTTAGCCGGTGCAAAGAAGTTACTCGAAACCTTCGTAGCCGGTCATACTAATTTCGTTATGGCCGATGAAATTGCTCGCCGGTATTATGCGAATCAGAATGATATTTTGTACGCTAAGAAGAAAGACAAGAAGGACGAAGAAAAACCGGAATTGCGGAATGCCGATAATCGTATTCCTTCGGCATTTCATAGTTTATTAGTGGACCAAAAGGCTGGTTACATGTTTTCATCGCCGCCTAGTTTTGATGTAGGCACGGATGAGCAGAACAAGCAAGTAACCGAGGTATTAGGTGATACATATGAGAAAAATGCGAAAGAATTATGTGTTAATGCGTCGAATGCTGGTATTGCTTGGCTCCATTATTGGGTTGATGATGCTGAATTCAAATGGGGTGTTGTTCCGTCGGCACAAATTATACCTATTTGGGGAACCACCTTAGAGCATAATTTGCAAGCGGCCGTACGATGCTATGAAGAATTGGACGTTGAAACCGGAGAAGCGTATAACGTATTTGAGATTTGGGATGATACGATTTGTAGAGCCTTCCGGAAGAAGAAGTCACTGAGTATCAATGAAGGCTTAAATCCATACGATATGTTTTCCATATTTATGGAAAAGAATCAATCAGAAGCAGCCAATGAATTTGTTCATGACCTCGGTGAAGTACCTTTCATTCCGTTTAAGAACAATGGAAACTGCTATAGCGATTTAGACCGCATCAAACGACTAATCGATGCGTATGATAAAACATATAGCGGCTTTATTAATGACCTGGAAGACATTCAAGAGATTATCTTCGTATTAACTAACTACGGTGGTCAAAATCTCAATGAATTTATTCGGGACCTTAAGTATTATAAAACGATTCAAGTCGACTCCATCGGCAGTGAAGATAAATCCGGTGTGTCGACATTAACAATTGATATTCCGGTTGAGGCCCGCGAAAAGGCATTAGAGATTACTCGTAAGTCTATATTTACTATGGGCCAAGGTATCGATCCGGAAATGCAAGGACTCGACGGGACTAGCGGTGAAGCTATGAAGTTCTTATATGCTTTACTTGAATTAAAAGCAGGGCTCCTGGAAACCGAGTTCCGGTTAAGTTTTAATCAATTTATCCGAGCTATATGCCGATTTAAAGGTATTAAGCCACAGAATATTATTCAGACATGGACACGCACTATGATTCGTAACGATGCCGAACTAGTGGATATGTGTTCTAAGTCGAAGGGCATTATTTCGGATAAAACCATTCTTAAGGCACATCCATTTGTTGAAGACGTGGAAGCCGAAGAAGAACAGTTGGCCAAAGAAAAAGAAGCCGAACTGTCCTCTTATGAATTTAATAGCACGGGAGGTGAAGAAGATGGAAACGCTTAGAGCTTACATTGAAACATTCGGCGAGGATGCACCGGTCAAGCTTTTGTATGAAGTGTACGGTACGACTAACGAAGTCAAATCCGTATTACAGTATTGTGTAACATCGTATAAAACCGCTGTAGAGGTTATGAAGGAAGAAAATGTATATTCTGAAACTGAAACGGCACCGGCGAAAGATGTAAAACCCGAACCTGAACCGGTTATCGAACTGGTAGAAGTGGTAGAAAAACCAAAAACAACTAAACGAACAATTAAGGCGAAATAACATATTTCGTCTTTTATTTTTGTCTCGAGGCAGGTAACCTCGGTAAAAACCGGAAAGGACAACAATGGAAGAATTGTTAAAACAATTAGGTATTACTGATGATAAAGCAGAAGCGGCGACGGCTGCTATTAAGGCATATCTCGACGGGGAATACGTGCCAAAAGGACGCTTTAACGAAGTAAACACCGCAAAAAAAGCTTTGGAAGAACAGTTAACAGTCCGCAATAAAGAAATGAAAGCATTACAAAAACAAGCAGAAGGTGCTAAGGACATCGAAGGCTTGCAAAAGCAAATCAGCGAATTGACCGAGAAGCAGAAGGCCGACCAAGCGGAATATGAGTCTCAGCTCAAAAAGTTAAAGCTCGATAATGCCATTGCCTTACAAATTGCAGATAAAGCACAGGACGTTGACATTGTTAGTGGTTTGATTAATCGCGACAAGTTAATTGTTAATGAAGATGGTAGTATTACCGGTTTAACGGAACAGGTGGAAGCTTTGCAGAAGAATAAAGCATTTTTATTTAAAGCCACATCCGGAAATCAGGGCTACACTCCGAAAGGCGGTCAGACGCCTACAGTGAATCCGTTTGCGGCCGAAACGGAAAACTTAACAGAACAAGGTAGAATTTTTAAAGAAAACCCGACAGAGGCGCGTCGATTAGCGGCCGCTGCGGGGATTGTATTAGATTAGGAGGAACATAATGGGAACAACTTTAAGTGATGTAATCGTACCGGAGATTTTTACTCCGTACACAATTAAACGTACTATGGAATTAAGTGCTTTAGTGCAAAGCGGTATCGTGGTTAACTCGCCTGAATTCGACAAATTGGCAAGCGAAGCAGCGTCTTTACACAATATGCCGTTCTTCGCCGATTTAACCGGTGATGCGTCTGATGTTATTGAAGGTCAAGATTTAACCGCACAGAAAATTGAATCTAAAAAGGACCAATCGGCAACATTCCGTCGTGCACAGATGTGGTCTGCGACCGATTTAAGTGCTCAATTAGCCGGCGCGGATCCAATGAAAGCTATTGGTACTTTAGTCGGTGCTTACTGGGCACGCGAACTTCAGAAAGACTTGTTAGCAACATTAAAAGGCGTATTCGGCGCTACTACAATGAAGCAGCACGTGTTGGATATTTCCGGTTCTACCGGTCGTGCGGCGGTGTTCAGTGCATCCAGCTTTATTGATGCTTGCCAGTTATTGGGTGATAGCAAGGCTAATCTTACGGCTGTTGTCATGCATTCTGCAACACATGCGTTATTACTCAAAAATAACTTGCTTGAAACTGAACGTGATTCCATGAACGTGGAATTCGACACTTACCAGGGACGTCGCGTAATCATCGATGACGGGTGCCCGGTAGAAGGTGGCGTATACACGTCCTTCTTATTCGGTTCCGGTGCGATTGCATTAGGTAATGGTTCTCCGGTTGGCTTTGTTCCTACTGAAACCGACCGTGATAAACGCAAAGGTTCCGGTGTGGATTACTTAATTAACCGTCGTGTACAGATTCTTCATCCACGTGGGGTTAAATTCACCGCCACAACTCGTGCCAATATCGAAACTGTTAGCCGTGCAGAAATGTCTACGGCAACTAACTGGGAATTGGTATATGAACCTAAACAGATTCGTATGGTCGCGTTTAAGCACAAAATCGTTTAATAGAGGTGTTGTATGGGACAGGATTCGTATTGGGAACGACGTAGCCGGGAACGGGAGGCCGAATGGACTCAGATTAGTCAAGAGACAATTGAACGCGAGCTGGCAGAACAATACGCCCGTTCCTTGCAACGTATTCAAAATGAAATAAACGCTCTGTATGGTCGTTTTAGCCAGGATAATGCAATGAGTATTGCTGAAGCCCAAAAGCTGATTACAGGGCCCGAATTCCGGGCGTGGCGTATGGATATTGCGGATTATGTAAAGCAGATTGAAGCTACCGGTAGTAAAGAATTACTGCGAGAGCTTAATGTGTTAGCGATGCGTAGTCGCATATCACGACTCGATAAATTGTATGCAGATACAATACGTGAGCTGCTGTCGATGGGCATTATTGTCGATGATAAAATGACCGAGTTTTTGACGCGGGCCTATCAGGATAATTACTATCACGCACGCTACGATTTAGGGGTTGCCGGAATTGGTGTGCCGCGTAATTTAGTGAGTAAGGCTGACATTGCTAAAGTATTGGCTAATCCGTGGAGCGGTAAAAATTACAGTGCCCGCTTATGGGGGAATACCGAGAAGTTGGCCAAAGTAATTAAACGGGAAGTTACCAACGGTATGCATCGCGGTATAAGCAATACTAAGATGGCCAAACATGTGCAACAGGTTATGGAATCCGGTAGAAAAGAAGCTGAACGCCTAGTACGTACCGAGATGAACTATGTAAATAATCAAGCTAATCTTGATAGCATTCGAGACGCTGACATGCCGTATTACCAATTTATAGCTGTTATGGATAGTCGAACCTCTCGCGTTTGTAAAGACCATAATAATGAAGTCTATAAAGTAGTCGATGCAATCCCCGGTGAAAATCTGCCACCGTTACACGCTAATTGCCGTAGTACGATAGCCGGAACGTTAACTGGGTACGACCCAGCTAAGGATAAAGGTAAGTTGCATATTTCTAAAGAGATGACATATGAATCATTTTATGAAAAATATATTGCAGACAAGCCGTCCAATAGTAATTATGGGGCATTGAATGATAAAAACGATCCGTGGCAAATTCGTAGAGATGAACACGCAGTAAGATACTATGAAACGTTAAGAAATAGTAATCAAAAACATCTTGCCCAAACAATATCGGAAAATACAGGAATGAGAAAACAATCCGTAGAGAAAGTACTTGCTCATGTATTATTTAATCGATATAATTTAGATAGAGGATACACACGATTTGTTGAAAGTTATGAGATGAGTCAATCATTTCAACGTTTGATTATTGCCAAGGGTAAATATATTCAGCATAAGGATATAGTGTTACTTAAGCATGAGCGATTAGAGTATGAGTTAATGAATAGATACGGTAAAAGCTACAAGGAGGCACATGCTCTTAGTAATAAAAAGCATAATTACGAAGAGTTGTAATGAAGTGAGGTGATTTAGTGGTTATTTTAAAACGATTGTTGCTTACAAAAAACAAAGTAGAATATGCTTATTATCCAGAAGGTAAGGAAGACTATGGAATTATATCTTTTGATTTAACGACTAAAGAACCTGCGCTTTTAAAAGAAGATGGGAAAAAGTCTTCGTCCTACAAAGGTCAGGCATTTAAGCGAATTAAGCTTTATGACTCAAATAATAATTTTCCTGAAACTGGACTAGTCGCTTGGTATTAAAACCGCTTACATTATGTAGGCGGTTTTTTCATGTCCGAAAAGAGGTGATATGTTGGTAACGTATATTAGCGTGGAAACAGCTATCGAGCAGATAATTAATCGGCTAATCGTTAGTGCCGACTTTGACGGTGTAACGCCATTACAACGGCTACAAATTGAGCAGTTTGTGTATGATATTGTCGATTATTGCCACCGAGACGATTTTCCAACGACTCTCGTACTTACAGTGGCTAATCTGATAGCCATGCATTTTATAACAGAGCCGGAACATATGGGTACGGGCCCACTTAAGGCTCTTGAAGAAAATGACACACGGTTTGAGTTTGCTGTTGCGGATGCGGATACTACTGATTTATTAAGTAATCAGCTGTTTGGTAAAATACGGCCGAAACTGAACTTGTATCGAAAGTTGGTGCACAATGGTTAACTATCAGGCGTTATTGGAACGCTATATGCGTAATGATCGGGTAACGGTAGTTAGGCAAGTAGAAGCCGTAGATGATATTGGAGCGGATATTTTTACCGAAACCGTAGTATATGCGGATATACCGTGTAAACTAGGGCAAGCCGGGAAGAATACCCTCGATAATACTCCAACCAATAGCGTAACGTTCGTAACGGCCGATTTACGGTTATGTTTAGCACCGGACTACACGATTCTGGCTAATGACAAATTAATTGTTAAGCACAAAGGTCAGACGTTTACGTTTTGGGCGACGCAAGCGTTCAAGTATATGACGCATCAGGAAATATCGGTATATGCTAAAACGGAGGCGTGAATGAAGATTACAGGCTTTGAAGAGCTGTATAAACGGCTTGATAAAATAGCGAATTCACAGGTCAAACTCAATCGCTTTGTCGCACAGCAGGGTGAAATATTACGCAGTGAAGCGGTTAAAAACACGCCTAAAGACACAGGACGGTTACAAGGTAGCTGGCGCCGTAGTCGAGCGGCTCAAAGCAAGTGTGAAGTATATAACAATACGGAATATGCGGCACATGTTGAGTATGGCCATCGTTCACGAAATGGCGGTTTTGTTAAAGGTCGTAAAATGCTCCATCGTGCTATTTTGACTCACAAAAAGAACTTTGAAGAAAATACGAAGGCTATTTTGGAGAATATAATGCATGATTAGATTACGGACAATACAACAGGCTTTGTTGGATTTGCTGAAGAATAAGTATCCCGATTATAAGGTGTTCTTCGATGACATCGAAAAATCCACTAAAAGCTGTTTCTACATTGAAATGAATGTGGTATCGCATACGTTCGACCGCATCTATTTCGACAGATATTTACAAATTGATATTGCGTTTAGACCGCTGGAAGATTCGCTAGGGCGAATTAAGCGGTCCGAATTATATGAAAAGGCCGATGAGTTAGAAGAACTCATCAGGCCTATTTTTTATGTCGAGGACAGGGCTATTACCGTTTTGAAGGCGGAACAGACCATCGTTGACGAGGTGCTGCATTATATTTTTAATCTCGACTTTACGGATTCGTTTACGCCGGAAGAAGAGTACGAATTGATGCAGAACTTGGAATTGGATATTGAGGTAAACAGAAAAGGAGAATAGTATGGCTAGACCTTCTGCAACAACAAATGAGACTAACTATGGGTTACCTTGGGTCTTAATTGATTTTAAGACTAAGGCAGCGACTGCCATTGCCCGTTCGGCGCGTGGTATTGTAGCTATGATTTTACACAATGAAACTAAAGACGTGCAAAACGTTTATCGTATTAATGACGTAACGGATATTCCCGAAACCGGATTGTCCGAAAAAAGTATTGCGTTAATTAAAATGTGCCTAAAAGGCACTCCGGCAAAAATCTTATTGTATACCATTCCGGACAGCACGGTTGAAAACGCAACGATTACATTGGCCAATACGTTGAAAAAACTTGGACACATCAAGTGGAACTATATTTGTGCGCCGGACAGTACCTTCCAAGAGCATACAGATATTGCTACTTGGGTTAAAGCTATGTCCGAAAATAAGGATAAAACGTATAAAGCGGTATTGGCCAATAACAAAGGCGATCACGAATGCATTATTAACTTTACCACGGATGCAATTAACGTACAGACCGGTATGGATGCCAAGAACAATCCGGAATATACGACTTACGACGCTACTGCGTATACAGCACGTATTGCCGGTATTTTAGCAGGTCTTTCACTCGACCGCAGTGCTACATATTATCGTTTGCCGGAAGTTGCATCTGTCGAACAATATGAAGATCCGGATGAAGCTGTAAAAAACGGCGAATTGATTTTGTTTGATGAGGAAGACGGTAACGGCGTAAAGATTGGTCGTGCGGTTAACTCTTTCACTTCCTACACGAAAGAAAAGGGTAAGGAATTCCGTAAAATTAAGGTCGTTGAAGGTGTGCACTTGGTAAAAGATGATATTCGCGACACCTTTAAAGGCTCTTATACAGGTGCGTATCTTAACTTTTACGAAAACAAGATGTTGTTCTGTGCAGCTATTGATGTATATTACAACAATCTCAAAGGCAATGTATTGGACCCTAACGGGAAAAATACCATCGATATTAACGAAGAATGGCAACGTAATTATGCCAAATTACAAGGTGAAGATGTTACCAAAATGTCTGCAATGGATATCCGCCGCTACAATACCGGTGATACATTGGCGTTAGTCGGTGATGTTAAGTTTGTAGACGCAATGGAAAACTTACAAATTAGCTTTACGATGTAATGGATTGAAAGGAGTAGCACATGAGCAGAAATAAAGAAGATGTAAAATACCGTGGTCGCCGCCGTTGGAATGGCTCTCATGGTCATTTATGGTGGGACGGCGAGTTAATTTTTGAAATCGCTAAATATGAATGTAAAGTAACTGCTGAACGTGAAGACGTCATTATTGGGAACAGTAAAGACAGTAAAATCGTCGTACTTGCCGGTGATGGTAACTTTACGATTAAAAGCGTTATTAACCGTAATCTCAGTAAAATGTTAGAAGCTTGGAAAGACGGAACTGATCCACGTGCAACATTAGTAGCCGATATCGACGATCCAGACGCAGTGGACGGTCAAGCGGAACGCGTATCTGTCGACAACGTGTGGTTTAACGAACTTACTTTGATGGCGTTTGAAAAAGGGAAAGTCGTTGAAAAGGACTTTACTTTCGGATTTACTCCGGAAGACGCTACATTTATTGAAACGATTGAATAGGAGGCCCGCACATGGCTATTAGTGTTAAAGATTTAATTGCGAAAAAAGAAGCCTTGGTCAATAAGAAAAAGGAACTTTATGACTTAACTACCTCTATTGGTGTGATTACTGTGGCCAAACCGTCCGATGCATTGGCCGCAGAAGCGTTAGAATTGACTGATGCTAGTGATGAATATCTCATCATCAATAGCGTAGTTGAACCAAATCTTAAGGATAAAGCTTTGTTAGAAGCCTATAATTGTGCATCTCCGTTTGATATTGTAGGCAAGTTATTTGATGCCGGCGAAGTATACGCTATTTCCAAGGCGATTATGAAAACAGCAGGTTTTGGCATCGATATCGAAACGAAGGTACATGAAACTGTAAAAAACTAATAGAGGATGACTGGGAGGCGGCTACGGCCGCCTATCTTTTATTAAAAGGTCATCCTCTCTCTTATTTTTTTAATCTGACGTTATTAGAGAAGATATTTTGTTATCAAGCAATGAAGCTGGAAGAACAATATAAACTCGAAATATTAAAGACGCAAATGCAATTACAGGTGAAAGGAGGTAGCATGCAATGGCCGACAACACGAAGTTATCCGCGGTTATAGAGTTGAAAGATAATCTAACTATTACAGCTAAAAAGGCGATGAAGGGGCTTAAACAGTTAGAGGATACGGCCAAAAGAGTTAGCTTAAGTAGTGTGAGCAGTGCTACCTCTAAAGCCGGTAGTGCGGTAAAAGATTTAACCAGTAAAACTACGAGCCTTACAAATAAGCTGAAAGCCTTAAAGAATGGTGTATATAATATCTCATTGAGCGTTAAGGATAAGGCAACCAGCGTAGTCAATCGCGTCAAAAATCAGTTAGAGGGTATTCGCGGTAAAGTTTATACTGCCATAGTTAACATCAAGCAGAATCAAGGAATTAACAAACTGAGACAGTCCCTCACAAATTTTGGCTCAGGCATGTTAATGGGTACCTCAGCCGGTATGTTGGGAACGGCAGGTATTGGGTTTGGCGTATACGAGAGTATCAAGCAATACGGCGAGTTCGAACAGCAAATGTCAGCCGTAGGTGCGATTAGTGGAGCGGTCGGGGAAGACTTTGAAGCATTAACTAAAAAAGCTATGCAGATGGGTGCCGATACGAAGTTTAGTGCCAAAGAAGCTGCGGACGCTTTAATGTATATGGGCATGGCCGGTTGGAATACGCAGGAAATGCTAAACGGCTTGGAAGGTACTATGTATCTAGCGGCCGCTAGTAATGAAGATTTAGGTCTTGTTTCGGATATCGTTACAGATTCCATGAGTGCGTTCGGTCTTAAGGCGGAACAAGCAGGGCACTTTGCTGACGTATTAGCTGCTACAGCGACTAAGTCAAATACGGACGTAGCCAAAATGGGCTACACATTTAAGTATGTCGCTCCGCTTGCCGGTGCCTTGGGATATACGATTGAAGATGCGTCTATCGCGATTGGTACTATGGCCGATTCCGGTATTAAAGGTGAAAAAGCCGGTACCGCATTACGTAGTTTATTAACACGCATGGCCTCGCCTACAAAACAATCTGCGGCGGCCATGAGTCAATTGGGTGTATCACTTACCGATGCATCCGGTAACATTAAACCGTTCCGCGTCGTATTAGAAGATTTACGTAAAAGCTTTGCTGGTTTAAGCAAAGATCAACAAGCACAATATGCATCCATGTTATCCGGCCAAGAAGGTATGTCCGGTTTGTTAGCAATCGTCAATGCGGCACCGGAAAAATATCAAGCGTTAACACAGGCGATTGATAATGCGAACGGAGCCGCCAAACGAATGGCAGATAGACGTCAGGACAACTTGTTTGGTGACTTAGAAGCATTGGGCGGTGACTGGGATAGTTTTATCATGAATCTCATGAAAGGCGATAATATTGCCGGTATCCGCTCCTTTGTACAAGAAGTCGATAAACTGTTATCTCACTTCAGCGAAGATGTAGAGAAAAACGGGTTGTCGATTAAATCAGTACTTAAAACGGTCGGTGAGGCGTTTGAAGATTTATTTAAAAAGGCGGCCAAATTAGACGGCGAAGGCTCTATATTAGCCATTGGTGCGTTAGCCGGTATCGGCGTAGGTGCGTACAAAGGTTTCAAAGGAATACGAAATTTCTTCGGAAACAAAGTGCCGGGTTTAGGTGGAAGCGGTACTGACACCGATACAATGACGGTTAATGCTACTACAGTTATTGTAAACGGAGGTTTACCGGGACTGCCAAAACCGGGAGCACCGGGCAATGTGCCTAAAGGAGCACCTGCAATGGGACCTTGGCAAAAGTTCTTCAAATTCATGGGGGATAATGGTAAATGGTTAAAACGTGGCGGAGCAGCCCTTGCTATAGGTGCTACTGCTTACAATATCGCTACTGCCGAGGATAAGACAAAAGCTACCGTTCAAGGTGCGGGAGGTCTTGCCGGTATGTGGGCTGGCGGTAAAGTCGGAGCTATGGCCGGAGGAGCTATTGGTAGTTTATTCGGCGGTGTAGGTGCCGCACCGGGAGCCGCTATAGGCGGTCTGTTAGGCGGTGCACTTGGCTTCATGGGGGGCGATGCAGTAGGCGAATGGCTTGCTAATATTGATTGGAACGCAATGAAAACATCGCTCAACAATGGATTTGAAAGCATCAAGGATTTTGCACAGCCTTTAACTGATGGATTTATTGATACTATTAACGTAATTGTCGGTATTGGAGCTACACTGTGGGAAGGAATAAGCCCTTATTGGGATGCTGGTGTGCAATGGGTAAACGATAATGTGTGGACACCACTTAGCGATGCGGCAAGTGCTACTTGGAGTACAATTAGCGACTATGCCAGTGTCGTATGGGACAATTTAAAAGTGTACTGGGGCCCTGCCGCTGAATGGTTTGACAGTAATGTATGGCAGCCGATTTCTGATGCGGCTGACCGAGCCGGGTCACTTATAGCTTCCGGAATAAACAGCGGTATAGATATCATTAAAAATGGCTGGTCAGGCGTTACAAGTTGGTTCGATGAAAATATTTGGACACCATTAAGCAATAAAACAGCCGAATGGAGAGACCGCGGTGCTAGTATCACAGGCTGGGATCCTAGCGGACCGGCTCACAATGCGACAGGTACGACTTCATTCCGTGGCGGCTGGACTGAGATTAATGAACGTGGCGGTGAATTAATCGAATTGCCGAATAAATCCCGAATTTATCCACATGCGACTACAGTACAATTACTCCAAAAAGAGTTAGCTAATATGGGCAGTTCACCAAATATTACGGTGAATGCTCCTACACCTGTTAGTCAGTCTGGAAGTACTAGCGTATCAATCTCCGGTAATACGTTTGTAGTACGTGAAGAAGCCGATATTGATAAGATTGCCTATAAGATTGTAAGTTTATTTGAACAAAGTAAGGCTAACTATGGAGGTGCGTATTAATGGCAGGATTAGGATCCATATTAAATATGCTATCTATAGCACTATTAAGGGCTAGCCGTGAACGAGAAACTGTCGTGTTATCTTGTCAGGGCGAACGGTTTGTTCTGCCGGTTACGCCTAGCAAAATTAATTTAACGGATGGCCAAAACAACAAAGTAATGAACGTTACACAGGTGGGCGAAATCTTAGTGTTTGGAATGCCTAAGCTACAAACTATTTCCTTTAGCTCATTTTTCCCTAATCCTCGACGGGAGTATCCTTTTGTTGTTGGAGAAAATAAAGAGCCTGCCGAATGTATGGCTCTTATTAAAAAGTGGAAAGAACTACGACTTCCGGTACGAATTATTATCACGGGACTTGATGTTAATTTAGCGGTCGGTATTGGTTCTTTTGATTGCGATAAACGTGATGGTAGTGGCGATATTTATTACAGTCTAAGCTTAACCGAACATAAAGATTTAAACACACCGTTGGCCAACAACAGTAATCAAATCGAAGAGGCTACCGGATTACGCACTCGACCGGGTGAAGTTAATGCGACGACAGCTACCATGATTAGTAAAGCGGCCGATGTACTGGACGTGGCAAAAAAAGCTTACGGCGATTATAAACACTGGCGGCGTGTTGTAGAAAGCAATAATTTATCAGGATTAGTTATTAACAATGTAACTAAGATTCGAAAGCTCAAGGTGTAGTCATGATTATTAAATACAAAAGTGACACCGGTGCTGAAGTTGATATGTCGACTGTAGTTCAGAAAGTAGACTGGAGCGGTTCACGTATTCAAGTTGCTCGCATATTAGAATTTACATATATCCAAGATGGACGGGACGCACTGCTTCCTGTCCATTCTTTGGATTGTGGCCAAACGATTTACGGGTACGATGAGCAGAACCAATTACAATTTCAGGGCAATATCTACTCGATAGAGCGTAACACTGAAAGCTCTACTGTATCGGTACGATGCTATGACAATCTATTTATACTCTGTAAATCCAAAACCACTAAAAAGTTTGTCAACGTATTGGCTGAAGATGTTGTAAAAGGTGTCTGCGCGGAATTAGGCGTAAAAGTTGGTAATGTGCCGGTGACCGATAAAAAGCTGAGTTATATTGCGGCCGAGAAAACTGGCTATCAGATAATTATGATGGCCTATACTCAATTATCCAAGACTACCGGTAAAAAGTACCAGATGATTATGAACGGCGATAGCTTAGATGTGATTGAAAAAGGAAGCCTTATTGAGTCGTTCGAGGCTAGTCAGTATGTAAATACTAATAACAGTACCTATCGGGAAAGCATCGAAAGCATGGTCAACTCGGTCCGTATCACTGATGAGCAAGGCAACTTGGTCGGATATCAGCAGAATACGGATGATATTAAGAAGTATTCCATGATTCAGGATGTCTACAAGACCAATCCAAAAGTTAATACACAGGAGGCCGTAAAGGCTTTATTAAAAGGCCCGGAACGAACCGGTGTGCTTGAATTGTTAGGCGACTATGCAGTTAAGGCGTCGTATTCTATTAAAATCAGTGACAGCATCGCTAATTTAACCGGCCAATTCTGGGTAAAGTCCGACCATCATTCGTTTGTTGATGGTGTACACACAATGAAAGTAGAACTTGAATTTGAAAATCTTATGGACGAACAGACGCCTGATAAGGATAAGGACGAGAAAGGAGGTAACTAATGCCGGAACAAATACCTACGGCCGCACAATCGGCGGCTAAGCTTGTTGATATGGTAAATGGAATTGCTCAAGATGCACGACCACGACAAACCATGATTGGTGTTGTGTTAGCACCACCGCCTGAAATAAAGATTCAGCTTAACGATATCATACTAACAAAGGAAGATATTTATATCAGTGAATACTTGTTAGTAGGCTACGAACGTACTGCTAAGGGCGTGATAAAATCCGAAACTCAACCTCGTGCCGGTGGTAGCGGAATGCCTGCTTTTGCAAGCCATACGCATGATATTGACAATCCTTACACGGATAACATCATTTATACCGATACACTTAAGCCCGGTGATCGCGTATCGGTCATTCCGGTATACAATCCAGGAGGGCAAGAAGACCAATTGTATTTAATCGAGGATAAGGTGGTGCGATTAGTATGAGTGAAGCTTATCCATTTGTCACAGGCTTTAATCCTGTCGCCGAAGCTAAGAAACTACCTACCTTTGTTGAATTTGACTGGGACTTTGACACCGATAATTTTAAGTATGATTCAGCCGGCAATCGAAAAATTGTTACTGAAAATGATGCTATTAAGGTTTGGGTATACAAGGCCCTACAGACCGAACGATATCAGTATTTGGCGTATTCGTGGCAATACGGCATAGAGGTTAAGCCCTTTATCGGTAAGGTTATGCAAGTTAAAGAACGGTACTTGGAACTTAAACGCGTTATCGTTGAGTGCTTAATGGTTAATCCATATATCCTCAGTATTGACTCCGTTGAATTTACGAGTGTCGATGACACGGTAACTGCTGATATTGCACTTACGACTATTTATGGAGAGGTGAACGTAAATGTATAATGCTAGGGATCAAGCTGAAATATTAAAGGAATTACAGTCTTATTCGGAATTACCGGTGAGTAACATTGAAGGTACATTTGAGTACGACGTGTTCGCGTCAAACTCTATTGAGTTTGGCAAGGTGGAAGTTGAATTGGAAGAATTGTATAACGCTGCTTTTGCCGACACCTCTTGGGGCGATTTTTTAACACTCCGTGCGGCGGAAGCCGGTGTTATCCGAAAATTAGCAGTTAATGCTACTGGTACTGTAACGGTAACGGGCAGTGGCGATATACCTAAAGGCAGTCAATTTGCTACCGAAACAGGAATCCAGTTTGAAACTGAAGAATCTGTAACAGTTAATACTACGGCTACTATACCAGTAAAGGCTGTGGTAGCTGGGACAAACGGAAACGTGGCGGCCGGTGCGATTAATACTATATCCGTGTCAATTCCGGGCATACGCGATGTAACTAATTCGGAGGCTACCTATGGTGGCTATGACGAGGAAACCGATAAGGCACTCCTTGCTCGTTATTTACTCCATGTTCGCAATCCAGGCACTACCGGAAATAAATCGCACTATTTGGAATGGGCGTTATCTGTTCCGGGTGTAGGATCCGCGAGTGTAGTACCTACTTGGAACGGTCCGAATACGGTAAAAGTTATTATCGTGGATGCTAATCGTGATACGGCCAATGCGGAACTGATTAAGCGTGTAGCGGATTACATTGAAACTGTACGCCCTATCGGTGCACAAATTACGGTCATATCCGCATCAAAGAAAACGATTGATATTTCTGTTACGATTACAGGTTTCGCCGATGTGAATAGTATTGAGGCTGCCGTGGCCGAGTATTTCAAAAACATAACGACCAACTACGTAAGTATCGCTAAAATAGGTGATATTATCTTCCATACTACCGGTGTTGAAGATTATACGGGGTTAACTCTTAATGGATATGCCTCGAATGTGGGACTTTCTGACGAAGAGTTACCGGTAATCGGGGAGGTGCGTATCGAATGATATTTGAGCTACTACGTACTTATAAAGTCGATGTTATGAGATACTTGCCTAAGTTTTTAGCAAAAGACAAGTCCTTTGATACAGTGCAAGGTACTTTATCGTATGAACACGAACAGTATCGCTTAAAGGTTATTGATATTGCTAAACAGTTTTTCGTGGAAACCGCTACATGGGGATTGTCCGATTGGGAGCGTGTATATGCGTTACCGTCTACCGGCACCATAGAAAACAGACGTATCGCACTATTGCGGAAAATCCGTGCTCGCGATACGGTGACAAATAACCGTATGCAGTTCCTGATTGATTCTGTAGTTTTCACCAAGGATGCTACTCTCGTCGAGAATGTTGCTCCGGGCGTGTTCCGGATTGACATGGAAACGATGATAGTCCTCGATGAATTACGGGCTATCGTGGATTTTTATAAACCGGCTCATCTGACATATTTAATTGCTCATGCGTTTTTTACGCAGGGGCAATTTTTTTATGCCGGTGCGGTCTCAGAATTTGATATTTTGTCCATCGAAAAAGGTGCCGATGGCGATATTGATACGGGCAGGGCACCGGTAGCCTATGCCGGCTCGGTTAGTGTTTTTGACAATGTATTTATAGGAGGTAATCATGAGTCAATATGATCCGATAGTGCCTACAATCCGAGGGCGTGCGATGATAACTCAGGCACTTGCTGAAGAGAAAGCACTTTATTTTACCCGCGTAGAGTGGGGCGATGGCGTCAAGCAACAAGACGCACAGCAGGAATTATTTACCGGCCTTATTCATAAGGTTATTGAGAGCGGTGTTACTAAGAAACGTCGAGAAGAAGATACGTTATATTTAACGACCGTGTACGATAACTCTAAAATCAAAACAGGCTTCTATGTACGCGAATTAGGCGTATACGCTAAAGTAGGACAGAACGGGCAAGAATATTTATTCGCTTATACGTATGCATCGAATGCATCTTACACACCGGCATCGTCTCAATATAGCGAGAAACGTGTAACGATAGCCCTTGGGGTTGATGCTCAAGTTAATGTAATCGTTAAATTCAACTCTCAGCAGTACGCTACTCGTGAGGAATTAGATGCTCATGATGCCGATACATCTTCCCACGAGGTTATTTTTAATAACTTTGTTAAAAATGTGACTCGTGTAAATGATGCCACATTCCAGATTACTAAAGGCGATAATACAAGTACGACTATTACGATTGATAATGTCGCACACGCGGGCAGTGCCACATCGGCCACTAACGCGACATATACGACAACAGCGAGTTCCGGAGATAACTCGACTCGTATTGCATCTACAGCGTACGTGCTCCGAGAGATTGCATCAGCAGTAACCAAGCTGATTAATTCGGCACCGGGAGCGTTGGACACCCTCGATGAGCTAGCGGCCGCATTAGGCGATGATCCTAATTTTGCTACGACTATCACAAATTTATTAGCACTTAAAGCACCGTTAAGCTCTCCGATATTCACCGGTACGCCACGTGTACCTACTGCGGCATCTAGCTCTAATGGTACGCAAGCGGCGAGTACGTCATTTGTTAAATCGGCTTTATTGTCGTTTTTGACAGACCGAAATTTTATCAAAGGTGTTATGGATGCTATCGGTTCGGAGACATTGTCACAGTTTGGAGTTAAGTACAATTTTGATAATCCGAATGCTTGGTCAATAAGCCTTGGGCGACTCTTTGGAGGGTTAATTATCCAAGGTATAAATAGGTCAATTAATTATGCAGAAATGGAAGTTAAGTATCCTATTTCACTTAATAAATTCTTGGGTTCTTTAATTTTAAGCCACGATTATTTTGATTCAAAAAGTGCTAAATCTATTGAACGTTTAACAAAATTTTCAAGTGGTAAAATGCCTAATCAATTAAATTCTATAGGATTTCGAAAAGTAAACGTAAAAGATTCAACACCATATATTGAAGGTGGCGCCCAAATATTGATTTTCGGGGTTTAAATACCAAAAGCAAAAAAATATAATCCGGCGCCCTGTGTGTTGCTCCGGCTTAATGTTACAGTAAACGAAGAATTAGACAATCCACCTATGCGTAACGTCATGGTATCAGAAATTGAACCGCTCAACGTTGCTAAGCAAGCTAAAGGCCTTCTTCTATTGCCAGATAGTTTACAGATTTGGCCATAGTTGTTTGGTAACTTCATTTTTTATACCTCCAGTTTTAAAAGAAAGGAATAATGATGTCATGAATCAATATTTAATTATACTCGATACTCCGGATAAAAACGGGGAAAGTAAACGACTCGCATCCTACTGGATGGACGTACACGGCTACAGTTGGGAAGAATTGGAAGCCAAAGCGAAAGAAAAATATCCCGGTAAAATCTATTTACGAGACGAGGATGCTAGTATCCAGGCTAAATTAGCCGATGGTAAATATGTATGGGGTGGTGACGCACCGGTAACACCAACACCGTATGTTCCGACCGCCGCAGAAGAGCGAAAGGCTAAAATACAAGCAATCAAAGCTGAAACTGATGCCCTGAACGCTCCGCTTCAAGAGCGGATGCTAACCGCTCTGTTACAGGGCAATGACACATTAGCTACTCAATTAAAAGAACAGTATCAGGCCAATAATACGGCCATGATACAAAAAATTAAGGAGGTATAACTATGAAAGACTATTGCGAATACTGTGCCGAGGAATTAACTCCGGAAGGCCGTTGTCCGGATGAGTCCTGTGTTTATAATTTTTATCTCGATGCGATAGCTGAATGCGACGAAGAAATCGCCGCCGAAAAGGAGGCTAATGAATGACATACGTTCAATATTTACAAGACATGTGGGAATCATTGATTACTGCATGGTGGGTTAAATCCGCTTTATCTGTTGTGGCCGCAGTAGCTATTTGGTTAATCGGCCTTAAGCATGTTCAAGTGTTAGGAATATTCATTTTGCTTGTGTGCCTTGATTTAGTAACCAAATGGGCTAGTGTGGCGTATAATATGTTGGTAAATCAATTTGGATATGATCCGGAACACATTGCTGTGTGGGAAAAGTACAGAGCCATCCCAACAGCGTTTGATTTAAACTTAATTAAAAGCGAATATATGCGTAAGGGATTTTGCAAAAAAGTCCTTACATACGTAGCAGCCACGGCGGCTGCTTTTTTATTTGACTGGATGGCAGGCAAGAACTCTTTTGCAGTCAATCTCGTATGGTTGTATTTGGGATCTTCAGAATTTTTAAGTATTTTAGAAAACCTCCGGGACGGAGGTAATAAAAGCATGGGCAAATTTTTGGAACTTGTAAAAGATAAAATTGAAAATAAAGTTAAGTTTTAGGAGGCAAGTTATGAAAGTGTTTATAAATCCAGGCCATGCACCTGGAGGTATTCCAGATCCAGGTGCTGTTAATCCGGTTACTGGTACTCGCGAATGCGATATAGCGGCTAAAGCCGGACGTATGCTTGCCGGTTATTTAGAAGCCGCGGGTATAGAAGTTAAGGCATTACAGTCCGACGATTTAGGGGACGTGTGTGCCACTAGTAATGCGTGGGGAGCTGATATATTTATCTCGTTGCACTGTAATGCATTTAACACAATTGCACGAGGAACCGAGACTTTGTATAAATCCTTTTATGGCCAACGATTAGCCGGATTTATACAGTCTCAGATAATCCGGTCAGTTAACACGGTAGACCGCGGCAGTAAGCAACGGGATGGCTTATGGGTGCTTAATGGTACAAATGCGGTAGCAGTCCTCGTTGAATTAGCGTTCATTGATAACATGGATGATCTTCGATTATTGGAAACTAATTTGGATAAAATGGTGCGAGCAATCGCACGCGGGATTACCGATTACTGGGCTGAATAAAACTGACTAAACGATTAGTGTGTAAGTTACTAGATTGGGGTTGATTAGGTGGAGAATAAGCGATTACATTATGTCTTATATGCAGCTATCGCTGTAGTATTAATTATTGTATGTGTAGGCTACTATGTGAACAGCAATCAAAAGGTATCGACACCAAAGGTAATACCACAGCCTACGATGTCTAATCCGGCAGTGTTGGCCAAAGATATTAAAGTTACGGAACAACAAGCCAAAGAGATTATTAAGGACATCCCGTATACAAAACCGGTTACGTCCTACACTGTAATTGCCCCGGATGTTGAACAAGCCGCCGTTAAGGTATCTAATGATATTAAAAATAAAGCACCGGAACTACCGGCTGTTGTCATCGAACCTACCGACAGAACAGTAGTTACGCCTAATACTGAAAAGCAACGTGTTGAGGTCTATAAAATCAATTTAGATAAACCCCATAAAATTAAAACCGGTGTGACAGTATTAAACGACAAAATCTACCCGACCGTAGGGTATCAAGCAGGCCGGGTAGAAGGGTTAGTCCAATTTGAAGGAACAAAAATTAAGGGTGCTACAGTGATGTATACCGTAGCACAGTGGTAAGAAAGGTAGTGTGATCCGAATATCTCGTGACGTACGACGTTATGTACGTAAAATGCCCGCAAGGTTAGAAAAAATCTAGCTTTGCGGGCATTTTTTTGTTTATTTTACTTGACAATGTAATCGAAAAGGATTATAATAAAACCATAGAGAGGAGGTGAAAAACATGATGGACGATATAGAAAAAGTCCTTACAATAATTGAAAAGATAGTGCTAATAGCCGTAGCAATAAAAACACTTTTCAAAAAGTAAGGACTGACGAAGGGTTAGGGGCGGAAGCCCCTAGCTCATCTATATCTTATCATGAAGTTATGAAAAATAAAAGTGCAACAGTAGTATTAGCTTTATTGTGTATATCTGTTTATTTATCTATGGATAAATATGGCTGGGATTGGTTTGGCGGGTTAGCTTTGATTTTAGGAATAATCGCTATTGTAAGAGAGGTGCGAAAGTAGTATGAAGTTTACGGATGTTATGACGACTAAAGAAGCAGCTGCAATTTGGGGGCGGTCACAGGTCGGCATAAAGCAATTATGTACAGGCCTACAAGGTAGGCCACCGAGATTAATCGTTGATGTAGAATGCCGAAAAAGTGGAGGGACTTGGCTTGTTACGAAAGCCGGTATGACTCGATTATACGGCGAGCCGGAAGAGTGA